GTCAAATGATAAATTTATTGAAATTAACGTAGAGTATATTCCGTCTGGGATTCTTTGTTCGTATCCATTCCCAAATACAATAGAATTGACTTTTGGTTGATGATTTACAGAGACATTGTATGACGGCGTCCAAAGAAATTCAGGGATTGTTTTTTTAGAGTTGGTAGTTACAGCTTTATATCCTCCCCAATAAGCATCATCTGTGATAGAAATACCGCCATTTTGAGGAACATTTTTTAAAGCATAATAATATTCTATGGATTTGGGGAAGGTTTCTCCTGCCGCTAGGGCATCTTGGACATATACAATAGCGTTTTTTGAATATGCCGCATTGTTGTCATGGGAATCTATTTTGTAAATACTATCAGACATTTTTCCTTAAACCTTTATTTATTATATTACACATAAAAAAGAGTGTAAAATAAAGATAAGGTAATGTTAGGCAGAATTACAAGGGAAGCTGAAAAGCTCACAATCAATGGAAGCGGAATTCAAGGAATACAGTCTTTAACGGCTTCTTACAACTCCGTTGCGACTCCTGCTTCTTATTTAGGGGTAGACGACATAAAATACTACCCGCAAGGCGCTCAACAGGCTAATCTGCAAGTAAATACCTTACTTACTCAGTTTCTACCTGTTCCAGACGAATACAGTACTTGGAAGTCTCGCGACCCTCTTCAGAATTATACTGGGAGGTTTCCGTTTAGTGGCGTTATTGATTATGGAGAAAAGCAATTTTACTTTACAGAGGGATATTTGGAGACATATTCGGTAAATTGTGGAGTGGGGGATATCCCTCAAGCTTCGATGAGTTCAGTTATTTATGGTAATTTTGGGACCGGAGCGAAGTTTAATTCGTGGCAACAGTATGGAGATGGCGTAACAACTCCAGAATTAAATATAACTAGTTATGGATCAATGGAAATTAATTTAGATACCTTTGAAACGAACCGAGTTAGCTCTTTTAACGTAAATATCGCTGCCCCTAGGGTTCCTTTGTATGCCATAGGGTCAGATCAACCTACCGGAGTAGAAGCGGGGTCTCCGCTTGAAGTCAATGTAAACTTTGAATTAGACGTAGATGACTACGAAATAAAGGATATGAGGTTAATTCCAGACGAAACTGTTTTCAAAAATACAGTAATAACTTTGAAAAAAAACAATACTCACGATATATTAATAAGGTATTCTTTTGATGATATGTTATTGACTTCAGAATCGTTTACTGCAGGGGTAGATTCTAATGCTAGGGTCAATTTTAATCTAAGATCTTTCATCTTAAGAGAAAAATAGTGTAATAAAAAAGATAAGGCTATGGCAAGAATATTTTATGATCAGGCTCCGGTTCAAGTAGGTATTGGGACAACTACGGAAACGTTGTTGGCCACAGATTGTAGTATAAACTTCTCCAGTTCGCAGCAACCCATCTATTCCATAGGTAAAAAAGGCACTTTAGGACAATTTCCTGCTGCCGCTCGGGTAGGAGACATGTCTTTTAGTTTTTTAACTACTATTACTGGTAATTTTGGAACTATTCAAGGGGCTGGAGCCCAGTCACGTCAGGGGAATATAATAAATTATTTAGCTGATGGAATAAAAAATTCAATCGACAGTGAAGCTAGCGGAGCTTTAATAAAGTGCGCTGGGCTAAGCGGAATGGGATTTTTAAATTCTTATAGTTTTAATGTGGCGTCTAATTCAATTTCCACATCGAGCGCAGCATTTACTTTGTTTGGAAGCGGGGAGCAGTTACCTGTCAGCGGAAGACTGACTGGGGTAAGCGCTGCAGTAGGAGGAGGATCAGCTTCTGCTACGACAGGGATAGCTCACGGACGATACACTACTATGCCAGCTGGTTTAAATACTGTAATTTCTGCTCCGGGTGCCGCGCCAGAAACCTCTACTATTTATGGGGCGGATTACTCGATATCGTTTAATCACAGTCCGATATATAAAATTGGACAAGAATTTCCTACTACCTCTTTTTATACTACTGCCGCAGAAAGCGTAAATATAACTGAAGATTTATTTAACTCGGGATTAAAATTTGATGAAACTGCTGCAAGCTATACCCTTCAAATAAAAGGTTTATCAGAAGCTGGCAATCCGATGTATGTGAGGCTGACAAACGCTAAACAAGTAAATACTTCTGCTTCCGTTGGCCTCGATGATATAATTCGGACGCAAAAAACTTTAACAGCTGCTTATTAATGTGTTTTATACCGCCAATAATTCAAAACTACAAGTTAATGGTAACGAAATTTGCGCTACGAACGCACAGCTTTCGTTGGGAGCCAACTTGCAGCCAAGCTATACTATAGGACAACGAAATACGACTGAATTTTCAGCTTCAAATGGTATAGGAGGTCGACTTAGTTTTGATTATTACCTCACTGGAAGGGATTATTTCAAATCATTTATCACCGGACAAGGAGAAAAAAAGGGGGATACTACTGTCATCTCTGGAAATTTTGGTGGTTTAAATTTCGATAGCGGTTATCTAACTTCTTATTCGGTTAATTTTAGCCCTAATTCTCCAGCGGTAGCTAACGCTACCGTTTCTTTTTTTGATCAATTGAATGGTATATTTTCTCCAACTACCGAAGAGGCTCCTACAGATAAACAAGTTTTAAATCTAAAAAACGCTTCCCTTACTCATTATATACCAATAATTAACCAGACGCTCTCAGGAGAGGTGAGTGAATTTTTAGCAGGGTCTTTTAATTATCAAGCCGAAGTAAAGCCGGTATACTTGATGAACGAAACAAAACCAAGCTCTGTAAGTTTTGGCCCTAAAACTATTAATATGAATTTTGAAACAGATAATCCTACCGGTTATCTTCCGGTGACAGGGAACACCGCAAGAATTTCAGTAGATTTAAGAAATTCTTCAGAAACAGCGGTAGAAAATTTTACATGTTCCGGGGTATTGAATCAAAGAAACCTAGGGGCATCAGTTGGAGACTATGTTAAACAAACCATAAACGTAACTCAAGCTACTACTCAAGCTACCAGCGTTTATGTAGCTGAACTGATAGATAATGGTGGAAATGTGGGATGCATTGGAGTAGGCACAGTATCATCAGAAGTAGGAATCGGAACTATATAATATGCCAACTTTTTATCCTAAAAAAACTTTTCAACTTAGTGGTTCTAATATGGACTTCGTGGAGAAGGTGTTTTTCGGGGATGATTTAGCATCGCCTATAGCTTATCTTGATACTACTGGAATTTCTGGTTTTGTTCCTAACAACGCAAAGACTTCTTCCGTTAGAGTCCATTTAAATGACGACATTCTTGATTTAGGTGTGCAAAATGTTGTTTTAGATTCTGATAGTCAAGTGTTAGTGAGCGGATTATTGCCACGTTATGTAAGCGGAGAGATTGGATCTATTATTGAGTTATCAGGAGAAAATTTTTACCGTATAACTGATGTTAACTTTGGAAATGTAAGCTCGGAGTTTTCTGTAATATCACCTAATCTTTTAGAAGCAATCGTCCCTAGTGGAGCCGTTTACGATCAAGTAACCGTTTTCTCTTCAGAGAGAACAGGATTAAACAACAATCAAACTATACCAAGCGGTAAAACATATAATAAATTTATACCGCTCCCTAAGATTTCAGGATTAAGTTCTGGACAGTTAAGGCAAGGCCAAGAGCTAACTTTTGGCGGCGTAGCGTTATCTGGAGTAACTGGAGTTAAAGTTAACAATATTCTTTTTTCGAATTATATTTCCTTAGGCTCTACTGGATTTAAAGCTACTGTTCCAACAGGAAACACAAGGGGAGTCCCTGAATTAATGTTAGAAAGCGGGCAAATAATTTCAGGAGATTCTGAATATAGCTTCAAGCCTGCCGCTGAAATAGTGGGAGTACAGCAAGGAAGATGGGCGGGGCAAATAGCAAGAATTTCTGGATATAACTTTAATTCAGGATTATTCCATACAGGAGAAGGGGATGGGACAGGCTGCTTGGTTTCTTTCGAGGGCCAAACGGGAAATTTCAAAATAATTTCAGATGCAGGAGGGTATAATCGCTTAGAAGGCCATGTTCCGGTGAATATACCTTTAGTAGTTTCGGGAGGAAACATTAGCGCGGGAACTTCACCCACTATTGTTAATCTAGATGTTAGTCTTTTCTCACAAGATTTCCCAGAGCAGTACCCAAGCAGAGCTAGTTTTAGGCCAAACATAAAATCGCCTGTTATCACAGGAGTCTCTCCGGCTTCAGGGGTGGGAAATACAAGTATAACCATTCAAGGTACTGACTTCTTTGGAATAACTGGAGTGAACTTAAGAGCAGGAAATATAGGAGGAGGGGAAACTGTTGAACAGGGGATAGTAAGTAACTTTGACGGAACAGAAATTCAAGCTACCGTTCCAGACACTTCTTCTTTCTCAGCCGCTGGAGGATTTCTCTCAATTGATGTTTCGGGATATTATGGGTATCATTATTTAGAAGACATATATTTTATCCTAGGTACTCCAAATGTTTCTAAAGTAATTCCGGATACCGATGTTCTACCCGGATCAACTGGAACCATATACGGTTCACGACTCTACTCAGGTTCTCAAGTTAGGCTTTATAACAACAACCTTGCTCCAGCTAATTATAGAGGAGAAATTATGGTAAGTGGCTATACTACTGGCCATGACGAAATTATATTTAATTTTCCCAATAGCTTTGAAACAGGAAATAATTATAAATTAAGGGTCACAAACGACAGGTCAAGCAGCACTTTAAGCCAAGGGGCTTTTACCGCTTTATGCTCTCCAGATATAGCAACAATTACTCCTATAAGTGGTGAATTTGAAAGTCCTGTAGTTGTTTCAGGTTATTTTGAAGGCATCAAACCAAGCGGTTTAAAAATAGGTAATCGAATTGTTTCAACGTATACTCAAACAAGCACGACAGGCATAAGTTTCAATATTCCTCAAAATACCAAAAGTGATTATTTAAATATATCTACAAGCGGAGGCGAAGTTTCCAGTAGCGGTATTCTCAACATATCACCAAATAAACCTACAATAAGCGGATTTTATATAGGAGAGGGGGAAATTCCTTCCAGCTTCAGCTCTGACCAAGTATTCAAAGCGGGAGATACTATAACAGTCACGGGACAAAGAATGCATTTAGTTACTGGAGTGCTTTTTTCGGGCGAAAATTATGAATTTAGCGTAAATAATTTTGCTCAACAAAATCCTACTGTATTATCGTTTGCTGCTCCACAAGGAGTAAACAGCGGAAGCGGCGAATTTATATTAAGCGATACAAAATCTCGTCGAGTTCAAAGCCCTTCTAGCATAAATGAAGTAACTCTTTCGGGTTATTCAGACCATTTACTGCCAGATGAATATATTACTTTTTCTGGAAATAATTGTACTGGTTTATCTCTTAATTTTACAAGTTTAACGGGAGGGGCTGTTTCGGTAGAAGCTACAGTAAATGATAGTACTGTTGTCCCTCTTCAAACTAAGTTTAAGGTGCCCACAGGAATAGTAGATTCTACATTAACTATTTCAGGAAGAGGCAACACCTTCGCTTCCGAGGTTTTAAACTTTCAGCCTCTTGGGGTAATAAGTGGAGTTTCTGGGGTAGATGTTGCAGGGGGTTATACTATCGATAGTGGTAATTTATTAAACATATCAGGAATTAACGTAAACAATACTTATTCTAGCGGGAGTTTTTCCGTAGGAGTTAGCGGAACAGGGAATGCCGAAGGAATAAATAAAGTTCATTTTTATGAAACCTCAGGAGTAGAAACAGGAACAACCTCAGAAGGCGATTTAATAACGAGAGTAGGGATAAGAGTAGACGACGGGTTTATAGGAACTGGTCAGCTTTTTGTAGTTAGTCCTTGGGAAACGTCTATAGTAGAAGGATTTATTGATGAAAATGATTATGACAATTCAACGCTTATTCGAGGAACTTCTATTGAAGCCAAACTGCCTCAAATCATTAATAAATTTCCTCAAGAATATAAAATACAAGGAACTCAAGTTAATGTAAATAGTTTTGGCCCACAAAGAGGTCCAACAGGCACAGCGGTTAGCTTAACTGGGGCAGGCCTTAAAGGAGTAAGGCAGGTATTTTTTGATGTCCCTAGTGGTGAACGTTTTGAGGCAGATTTTACAGTACCTTCTGATAATAAAATAATTACTACCGTCCCTGAAGAAGCTATAGAAGCAAGGGGAATGACAAATATACTTCTTTCGGGGGCCACTAATTTTACAGTAAAAGATTTCGAAGTGGTTTTAGACGCCTCGGTGGTAGAGTTTAATATAGTGGAAGAAAATGATGTTCCTGCTAGTTCTACGCGGGTAGGTAATTTTACTCAAAAGGAGACTGTTGGAGGCGTTGTGTTTCTAGTTACGAGAACCCGTTTCCCAGATGGAACTACGGCTGTTGTTAGTAGTGTTCCGGAAGGCTGATGTAATCACTATTAAAAGCTATAGAAATTCTTAAGTCTTCGTTAGGGTTTGGGTCAACATAATGCATTAACCAAGAAGGAAATATTATAACTTTACCCTCTTTAATCTTGTAAGTAAAAACACTACTATCATGAGCGCTTGGGCTATTATAAGGATTTCCTTTTGTTTCCACAAGGTCAGGAGAGCAAATCCGATGTTGTGGACGAGGGTCTAGGAAATGTATATAGCCTGCATTTTCGGGAAATTTGATATAATAACATCCAGAATAGTGATGGTTGGGATGTATGTGGGGAGGATTAAAATTCCCTTTGTTATTTATGTTTAACCATTGTTCAAAGTTTTCCCATTGTCCTTTTACCCAAGGTCGATCTTTGGAAACATTGTTTAACATTTTTTTAATTTGAATTTCTATGAGTGATTGAAGTTCAATTTGTGACTCGTACCAAATTTCATTTCCTCCATATGTGGTCAAAGAAGGATTGTCTTTAAACTCGACATGATCTTTACTGGACCTATTTACAAGTTCATTTATTTGTTTTTTTATTTGAGTATGGTAAGGAAAATCAAATTCCCAAAGTTCGGTGATGAACAGATCATGCCTCATAAATCAGCTTCTCCTATATCTATAAAGTATAAAAGTCTATAAAGCCTTTCTGTCCCTTCCTGATTAAAAATGTCAATAGGCATATCCATATTTAGATCACTGTTTGGAGTATGTAACCATGTCTCAACATAATTATCGTCCATGACATCACAACATTCATTAACTAAATTTACAAATTCTATTAATTTTTCTTTTTTAACATGCATGAGAACGAATAATATCCACTATTTCATCTTGCTCTTCCTCCGTTAGAAAGGGATGCATCGGAAGACTCAAAACCTCGCTAGATGCTTTTTCTGAGGCGGGGAAATCCCCAAGCTGCCCCGCCTTCCACCAAGGGAGAGAAGAAAATACGGGTTGTTCATGTAAGCACTTTGGATAATATATAGCAGTTGGGATGCCTCTTTTTTGCAGTTTTTCTTTTAACGAATCTCTGTCTTTGGTTCTGATAGTATATTGCCCGTAGACATGAGTATTGCCTTCTGATATTGATGGGGTTACGCACACTTCTGTTAAGAACGATGAATAGCGCTTACCAATAGACGATCTAGCTTCTAGCTCTCTTGAAAAGTGCGGGAGCTTCGCCAAAAGAACTGCTGCTTGTATTGTGTCGAAACGGCCATTCATCCCAACTAGATCGTGATGACCTCTTTCTATTCCGCCATGGTTTCTTATAGATCTAAATTTTAAATTTAACTCTTCATCATTAGTAAAAAGGGCTCCGCCGTCTCCATAACATCCTAATACTTTTGCAGGAAAAAAACTAGTACTGCCTATGACAGTGGTTCCGCAACTTTTTATTCCGTTTCTTTCTGCTCCAAAGCTTTGAGCCCCGTCTTCTATAACGGGCAAATTATATTTTTTTGCTATAGAAGAAATTTTTTCTATATTAGGTATTTGTCCAAATAAGCTAACTGGGATAATCGCTTTTGTATTTTTATTGATTACTGCTTCCAGTAAATCGGGATTCATATTATAGCTATCTAGTTCAATATCTATAAATATTGGAGTGGCTTTTACAGCCATAATAACTTCAGCAGTGCTAATCCAAGTAAACGGGACGGTTATCACCTCATCGCCGGGGCCTATATCTAAAGCTCTAAGGGCTATCTCTAAACTGACTGTTCCGCTTCCTACTGTTACGCAGTGTTTAACGCCAACAAAATCTGATAATTCTTGTTCTAATTTTTCAATTTCTGGACCCATTAAATACTTACCGTGGTTAAGTACCGAGTGGATTGATGAATCTATGGAGTCTTTATATTGTCGGTATTGAGATTTTAAATCAATGAATTGCATTATTTCTTACTATCACCTACCGTCGCGCCTCTTCCTCCACTCGTCGTACTGGCGGCGTCTTTCGTTCTGATCTATTTCAGATTTTATTTGAGACTGTCCAGCCCGCAAGCTCTCTATTCTTTTGAGTAAGTAATCTTTCCTGTCACTGTCTTCCATCTTATTAAGGTACTCAAGTCCCCTTTCCATTATCCTTTGCATCTGAGGATCGGTAGTGCTTCGAGAGCGCGAAGGAACCTTAACTACGGAAGGGCGAGGAGTCGGGGCAGATTTTTTTTCTTTATTTTTATTTTTATCATCTTTTGAATCCTTTTTTATCACGGTTGGGCGATTAAAAACGGGCGCGGGACCCATTACCGTAGGTAATTTATGGGTTTCAAATGATAAATTTTCAGTTACTCCATTATTCATTATTTTAACTCGAGATCCTTTTACGCTTAAGAGTTCTATCCCGCTGTCCGCTGGCTTCTTATGGTTTAGGGTAAGGAATCTTTTGGGGAGATCTTTAGAATAAAGAAAGACATTGGTTAGACCTTGGTACTTCATAATACCTGTAAGATGAAGTTTAACAGGAGGCTTAAGCACTACTGGAGGAAGCTCAATTTTGATTGCGTTTTCCTCCGCTAACCCAAAAGCGTTACGTTCGGTAATGACTTGGTAAGAGTTGTTTTGGCCTAGTGCAGAACTTGCGATAAATATTAAGATTAATTTTTTCATTTGGCGTGGCGAGAAGGAATTCCTGTGACTTTATGGCATCTATAGCATTCATTATACATAAGAACCATTTCGTCAACTACAGAAGAAAAGGGAGATCTCTCTCCGTAATCTCGACTATAATCAAATTCAGGTAGTTCATGTATTATTTCCATTTGCTGTCTGTATAGTTTACACCTAGCATATTCGGCTGACTTTTTAGTTTTTGAATAAGTTTCTAAAGAGAGGGCGACTAACAAGAGTATAACGGTGATAGTCAATAATAATTCCAATAAAGTAAAACCGTGCTTCATTCCCATTTATTCGGGAGCACTGTTTTATTTGCAGCCCAATGATGTAAACGGGATAAAAACCTTAATAACCTACTGTAAAATCTATATTTAAAAGTTTTTTCAAAAAGTTTTCTTTCTTTGGCTTTTTCCTCCCAAGCTTTCTCTCGTTCTTCTGCTTCTTCGGCGGTCTCTTGCATTTCAAATTTTATTAATTTTTTTCTATCTAAAACTCCAGAGTTAAAGGTAAATTCGTACTCAGACCACCACATGTTTTCATCTTTGTCGTAAAAAGATGAATAGAAATTAATTTTTCCGCTGCGGGTATCTTTAACCCATTCTTTGTTCTCTTTTACAAAGAGCTTTTGTCTGTAAACTTTGTATTGACCTAAGAAATTTTCAAGAGATTTGGTTTGATAGTTATTATCTTTAATTAATTTCTCTTGCTCTTTTGTTAACAAGCCTTTTAAATAAGACTTCGGTACGATTATGTCATCAAACATTCCCATTTTTAATATATATACCTTTCTGCAATTTCAATTTCATAGTTCCATGCCGCCATTGTCAAGCCGACTCTAGGTGACGTTTCAAAATCCCCTTTTTCGATTTTGGTTATTAGATGGGGTCGTTTAGGGTCAAAAACTACTAACCTATTATATCGATAAGGAATTTCTATCCAATTTTCGTTAAGGTTTTCCTGTAGCCCTTCTTCCTCTATCTTCTCAGGATTAGAAAGCAAATCCTTAAACGTGTCTTTTAAATTAAGCCTTAGATTTCCCCCCTCTAATTTATTTTGTGGCCCGAGATAAAGAACTGAAGTATATAAAGGGTGAACACACTCCTGTTTTGTATCCATACGGACTTCATCAACATCACAATGAAGGCTTAAGATATTTTCATAGTCCATTGAATTAGTCCATATTTCGAACCCTGCAATTTCACTATTTAAAAAAGGTAATTTTTCCCAAGTTTGCGTTATTATATCCAGTAGCCAATTATCATATTTAAATCTTTCGGGAGTAAGGTCGTCTTTTTTTACAAAAAAGGAATCAAAGTCTTCTTTAATTATAGAGCGGTATCCTTCATCAATTAGAGAAGGGTCTAAAAAATCATCTAATGTTAAACAAAAATCATTCATCGTGTTTTTTGATCCATCGTTTATGAGCGTCGGTAACAATACTTAAAGCTTTCTTTCCGTTCTTCCATTCTCCTACCTTAACGGTATTAACGCGATCTATTTTATATATACGGAAAAACTGCTTGAATATTTTAAGATGTTCTGGCTCGATAGAGCTAAGGCGTGGGTACTTGTTTTTAGGCGACCAGTGTGGTACAGCTATAATCTTATAGTCTATCTCTTCGTTGTCCACAAAATCCAAAACTCCTAATATTCTACATTTAACCAAGCTGCCTCTGTCTATCGGGTCGTGATTAAATATTAAAACATCCAGAGGGTCATTGTCAAGAGCAAAAGTCTGGGAAATAAACCCGTAATTAATAGGGTACTGCAGGGAAGAAACCAAGCATCTTTCCAGCTCAAAAATATTATATTTTTCGTTGTATTCGTATTTTGTATTCGTCCCCTTGGGGATTTCTACGATACAACTGATATGAGCAAACCCATCTGAAGTGATGGGGATATCGTTTACAAGATTAGGCACTAGCCTCTTGATTCATATTGTCATGCTTTAACACTTTAGCCTCCAATACCTTAACTCTTTCGCTAGCCTCTACGGCTTTACTGGCTGCGTCTTGAGCCATTTGGTCAATTTCCTGAGCTTCGTGTTGAGCTTCTTGAGCTGCTTTTCGTGCATCTTCCGCCGCGTCCTGAGTTGCTGCTGCGCATCGACGGGCCGAATCCAACATTAATCTTAAATAGCCACTTGCCATGTCTTTATTATATTAAGTAGGGATAGTTTTTACAATTTTATCATTAATTCTAGCGAGTCCTTCAGGGGTATCGCCATTCTTTATAGTAAGTTTGACTTTCGCTAAAGTGTTTTTAGGGTCTTTGCGCCCGATCATAGCGATCATTCGGCGTTTTTTGTGATTGTCCTCGTTCTCAAATTGCCCTAAATCTACGTCAAATTCCATCTCTAGACTGTCTATTTTGAGATGATTATGGCCAGCTAAAGTCATTAAGGGTATTTCTACCTCTTGGTCTCCTTCAGCTGTAGGAAGAACAACTTTTTTTGTAATAGGCCGTCCATACTCATCAAAATACGTCCCTATAACCCGTTTTAAATGCTCTGTTTCTACGTACCGTTGAGCATAGACTACAGAGTTATAGAGACACTGAATCAGGTGATCAAACGTTTTTAGCGCAGGAGCACCTTTAAATGATCCAGATTTTGAATAAGGTAATTTGTC